TGCATGGCAAGCGAGGGATGAGATCTGACAACCACCGCGCGCCTATCACCGTAGGACATCATCGCAGTACATTTCATGCCGCGCCCCACGGTCAAATGGTGGTTAAACGCTCGCGGGCGACTCCGCGATCAACACTCCAACTGTGTCCCAACTGTCAGGCAAGCAATTACTCGATGTCCTCCGCCTCACTGAAACTGAGGTGAAGCTGTTTACTGCGTCTGGTGCGATGGTCAAAGTCTCGCCAATTGCAGCGCTGCGTCGATGCGAGCATGGCGGCTACACGGGCAGTGGCAGCATGCACCGGGTGCGCGCAATCCACGAGCAGCCCGATACGCGCACGCCGAACGTGCGTGACGAGAGCCGATGGGACGGCCGCAGTATGTTCCACTACGCCTGCGCGCCATCGCGCGCCACGGTGGATCTTTGGGATCGGATATTGAGGCGCGCGTGACTGCGGCCGAACTCATGACGCAGCGGCTTGATGCGCAGCGCGAGCGCGTGCATGCGCCATTCATCAGCGGTCCGGCTGGCATTGTGCGCCGCCCATGCGCGGGCAATTGCGGTGCGTTGGTCGAAACCGGCCGTTGCCCTGCCTGCCGGCAGAAGCTCGAAACGCGGCGAGGAACAACCAAAGAGCGCGGCTATGCCCAGGGCTGGCCGCGCATCCGCGCCGCGAAACTGGCTGCCGATCCGTTCTGTCAGATCCGCACGCATTGCGCGGGCATTATCGCGACCGAAGTAGACCACAAAATCCCGATCAGTGAGCGGCCGGATTTGCGCCTCACATGGTCAAACCTGCAATCTGCATGTAAGCCCTGTAACGTCGCGAAGGCGCATCAGGAAGGCACGTACCATCAACAGGAGAAATCACAATGAGCTACCGCATCCCAACGTCTTCGCCCGACTATAACTCGACGGGCGCAATTGGTAATCTTGACCTGGTCTTCGGTGTCCAGGTGGCCGCGGCTAACGGTGCCATCACCGTCAAAGAGGGCACGGTGTTTTTGACTAAGGCCGGTGTCGCGGCGATGACACTCGCCGTACCGACCGCCGGGCTACCGTCCGCCGGAGGCGACGACGGCCGCGAACTCACGGTGATCGATACCACGGGCAACGCGCACACAGTGACGACGCCCGCGAGTGGAATCAACGGCAATAAGCATATCGCCACGTTCGGGGCCACGGTTGGCCAGTTCGGTACCTTCCTCGCGTATAACGGCGCGTGGTACCTCACAGCGCAGTCCGGCGTGACCCTCACTTAATCGCACCGAAACGGCCTGTTTTGGGGATATTTCAGCCTGTGGCGCGAATCGCGGAGAGCAAGCAAGCGCCACAGGCGGCATCAACGTATCTTGGCATGACTGATTCCACTGGGGTTAACGCAGGGGGTAGGGGGGTCGCAAGGCACCAAGCAGCCGCCCTCGTGACCTTGCACCAGTATTCTGCGAAAAATCCCAGGTTTTGCGCGTTACCTTTGGGTTAAATTTGATGGGTTTGCGCGGTCCACTCCCGAAGTCGGCTGAAGTCCGGGCATATGAGGGATCGCGTGCGCATCGGCCAATGCCGGAACCCGCCGCGCCACGCATGTTCGGCGTACCGGACCGGCCGAGCGGCATGACGGCCGCGGCGCGTCGGGTATGGGATTCCTACGTGGCCCGGTTAGCAGCGCTTGGCATTCTGCGCGAGGTGGACGGCTTCAGCCTGGCGCGCCTCTGCGAAGATGTGGCGTGGCTGCAAGATCTGCGCGGCGGTATGAAGCGCATGCTTACGGAACGTGAGCGCCCGGTACGGGAGAATCGGGCGCGCCTCCGCGCCCTCAAGATGGAGCTGGCGACGCTGCCGGATAGTGCGGACCCTGCGCAGCGGGAAGAGCTCACTGCTGAGCAGGTACGATTACGCGCCGGTATCCCCACTGCGCCCGCCGATGTCGAGCTGGCGTCGAGCCATGAAGGGCGCCGCCTCATCACCACCATGAATCAGATCGCGGGCCGGATCGCCAGGCAGGAACTGCAATTTGGGCTTACGCCGGCGGCTGGGGCGCGGCTCGAAGCGATGGGGGTAGGGATGGGCAGCCCGGCCGCTGCCGGTGCGGTCGCGGGCAGTCCGGCCGATGGGATTGAGCAGGCACTCTGTGGCTGAGCAAATGAGCTTACCCCTGGCTGGACGTGGTATGGCAGCCCCGCTGTCGTGGTACGCGGTGAAGCGTGAGGAGCGCCGGCGGATTGCAAATTATGCACGCCGCGGAGTGCGGCTCAGCCTTAATCTTGGGACAGTAGCGCAGGCAGGCGCGGTCTTAGACCAGATGCGCCGTCAAGCGCGGCTCCTGGCGCGGCGGCCTGCCGGCCGGAAAAACCGTTCTTCGATGGCCGCGTTTCTCTGCACGCCGAATGGACGCCGATTACATGCGGGAATCGAGCGCTGGAGCGCGCGGGTATCCGCGCAGGAGGCCGCACTGTGTGGATGACTCTCGGTCAGTCCCTTCGACTCCTGACGCTGCTGCTGTCCACCTTACCTTGCGTTTTGTGCGCGCGCACAATCGAGAACGCGATGGCTGAGGCGAGACCCTACCGGCGGGAAGTTTGTGCCTACTGCGCAACACCCACCTGGTGTGAAATCCGCGCGAACGGAAAGCCGCAGTGCCGTGCCTGCAAGGTGGCGCGGTTTTATGACGAGATTCTCTACCCGCCACTGAACCTCAAGCTGCTGCCCTGGGGCCGCAAAGCTTTGCGTGAGATTTTTGGTACTGTCGATCCGATTGATGGGCGCCGCGTGTATAGCCGCGGTTATCTCTCTATGGGGAAGCAGAACGGAAAATCGTTTCTCTTCGGCGGCCTGCCGCTCTATCACATCATCGGCGAGATCGAGTACGTGCAGCAGCCGGAAGCCTATGGCGTAGCGAGCGCGAAGGATCAGGCGGGCATCACCTTCAAGGCCGCGGCGCTGCTGGTGAACGCGAATCCACTGCTGCGTTCGATTGTCAAAGTGAATGATTCAGTGAAACGTATTCTTCGGCGAGATGGCGGCGGAATCTACGAAGTGCTCTCGGCGGACGGTGACGTCCAGGATGGCAAGCGGCCCTCGCTGTTGTTGTTCGATGAGCTCCACCGATTCACGCGCAAAAAAGCGGAAACTGTCCGTACCGTACTGATCAAAGGCATGATCTCACGGGCTCCAGTGGTCAATGGGGTACAGACCGGCGAACCACTGATGCTACAAGCCACCACTTCGGGAGACGAGCGCGAATCGCCACTTTGGCATAGCGAGTACGAATATGCGCGGCAGGTGATCGCCGATCCCCAAAAAGACCCGCACTACTATGCGGTGATCTATCAGGCAGATCCCAAGCGCATCGACGAAGAGAAAGACTACTGGACAACACGCGAGGCGCGCGTCGCGGGGAATCCCTCGCACGAAGACAATGGCGGCTTCTTAGCCGATTCTGCCATCGAGGCCGAGATGAAAGAGGCAGTGGCGCGGCCGGAAAAGAAAGGCGACTACATCCGTTTGAACCTGAACGTTCCGGTAGTTGCCACAGGCACCCCGATTGTGGATATGGCCGCGTGGTGCGCAACCGGGGGCGCCGATGATCTGCGGACCTGGCCAACTTATGACGTCGAGTGGTTGATCCAAAAATGGGGCCTAAAAGGGAAGCCATGCTATTCGGGGTTCGATATGGCCTGGACTACCGACATGGCCGCGCTTGCTCTGCTGTTTCCGCCGGAGGACGCCAAGCAGAAGTGGAAGTTTTTGTACTTCGCCTGGCTGCCGGAAGAGCGCCTTAAATTTATAGAGGAGCGGACTCGCGCGCCGCTGGCAGACTGGGTGCGCCGCGGCTTTCTTACGCCGATCCCCGGCAAGCGCATGCAGGTGCTTCCGGTAGAGGATAAGATCCGCTGGGTAGCGAAGACATTCCAATTGCGTGAGGCTTGCTTCGACCCCTACGGCATCATGCGGAGCGCGGAGCAACTTGCAGGCGAGGGTATCATCTGCACGGCCGTAGACCAGACGATTCCCAAACTGACAGCCGCGACCAAGGAATTTCTGGACGGATACATCAACGGCGAGTTCGAGCATGGAAACAACCCCATCATGAACTGGCACGTATCCTGCCTCTCGCTGAAGCATGACAAAAACGACAACGTAGCGCCCGACAAGCCACAGCGCGATATCGCGCAGCGCCGCATCGATTTAGTGAGCGCCTCGGTTACCGGCATGGCCAGGGCGATGTTTGAGAAGCCGACGAACCAAACCATCGAGGTCTGGTAGCTCCCCACAATGGCTCTTCAGACCGGAATCTTCGCCGATGTCATCGACCATGAGCGCGAACAGCTTGCGTTGGAGCGGCGCAGTAGCCTCGAAAATCCGCAAACACCGCTGTCGTATCCCGCGGAATGGTTGCTCGATATTTTTAACGGCGGCCGGACAGACTCCGGTATCCGTATTTCCGAGCTTACGGCGTTCCAGTGCATTACGTTCCTTTCCGGAGTTGACCTCATTTCGGGGAAGATCTCGTCGCTGCCGGCGCATATCTATGAGCGCATCCTCGGCGATACCGGGCGCACTGCGCATCGCATCGCGTACGAGCATGACTACTACGACCTCTGCAACCTGGAGCCGAACGTCGAGATGAGCTGGCAGACCTTCCTGCGCGCGATGTTGATCCACTGCCTCGCCTGGTCGAACGGCTTTTCCGAGATTCAGCGTGACGACCACAACGGCATCGTTGCATTCTGGCCGCGCAATCCGGCGAAAACTCGCCCGCGGCGCATGACGGAATCGCTCTATCTGCCGGCCGTTCCTTGGCGGCCGTTTCCGGTCAATCTCGCCGCCGGAGAGCTGGTCTTTCAAACCACGGACGGAGTGGACGATCACGATCCGCAGGATCTGCAACAAAACATTGCGCACGGCGCGCGGCTGATTCCCGCAGAAGACATGATTCATATTCCGGGGATCAGCTTCGACGGCCGTATCGGCCAGAGCGCGGTCTGGCTTGCGCGGCAGACACTCGGCATCGCCATGGCGAGCGAAAAATTCGGCGCCAAGTATTTTGCGAACTTCGCGAAGCCGGGTGGCATCCTCGAATCTCCGGTATCCGCGGCTCCAGGTTCGCCCGCGTACGAAACCGCGCGGCGGTCCTGGCAGGAAGCGCAAGGCGGCGAGAACGCACAGAAGGTGGCAGTGATGCCGCAAGGCTACAAGTTCACGCCGCTCTCGCACAACCCGCAGGAAGCGCAGAGCGTCGAGGTGCAGACCTTCATACGCACGCAGATTGGCGCCTTGCTGCATATTCCCATTCGCATGCTGGGCGACACCTCGAAATCTTCACGGGCCTCGACGGAGCAGGAGAATCAGGAACTGCTCGACTACACGCTATCGCCCTGGACGAACGCAGTGAAGCAGGAGTTCAAGCGCAAGGTGTTTCCACATTCCGGCGTGGGCCGCGTGCCCCGCAATCGGTTCTACCTGGACTTCGACACTATCGAGCTAACGCGCCCCGATGCGGCCTCGCGCGAGAAGTTCTACGCGTCCGGTAAGCAGTGGGGCTACCTCAATACCAATGACGTGCGCAGCTACGAAAAACTGAACCCGATTGCAGATGGGTGGGCAGAGCAGTACTGGATGCCGATCAACATGACTCTGGTGACGACTCCCATCGACCCGACGCATCAGGATGGCGGCGGCGAAGGTGAAGTGCCGCAGGACCCGGCGACTCGCGCTTATTCTGGCGTGTGGCGGGATGCTTTTGGCCGGCTTCTGACGCGCGAGAAACGCGATACGCAAACCTTTGCCGCATGTTTCGGCCCGGTTTGCGCCTCATTGGCGGCCACTTTCCGGATGGATGCGCAGAGCGAAATGCGCCTCTCGTCCGAATCGCGCGAGCAGTCGGCTCCCGAGATAGACCGCTTCCTCGCAGACTACTACCGCAGCATGGAGAAGCGCGCGTCGGACTGGTCGATAGAGAAAGCCGACGAACTAGCTTCAGCGGAACTGACGCGCGCGATCCGTGCGATCCGCGTAGCGGTATACCGCGAAACCGCGGCGATTAAAGCAAAAGAGCCGGTAGTGATCCGGTAAGGGAGACGAGACAATGCAGGGCGATCCGAAAGTCATCGAAGTGTTGCGTTTTGCAGTCGCGCAGGAGGCCCATCTGAATGCGCAGTATCGTTCTGACTGGCGCACGCTGAAATTCGCCGGGCTCAAAAAGCTCGCGAAGGTAGCGCACGCGTTCGGTGACGACGCGCACTGCTGGCTGAAAAAGGTTCAGGACCGCACACTCTTCCTTGAAGGCGAGATTGGTTACACGCCGGGCGCGGTCATCGAGGTGAAAACGGTAACCGCCGTCTTCCAGATTGAGCTCGCACTAGAGACGGCCATCGTGAGGCCATACGAGCAGGCAATCCAAACCTGCACGGCCGCATTCGATGACACCAGCCGCAACCTGTTCGAGCATTTATTGAAGTGGCATCAGAAGCACGTGGGCTGGCTTGAGCAGCAGCTTCGCCTCATCGCCGCGTTGGGCAGCGAAGCCGAATACATCGCCGAGAAGCTGTAAGGAGTCTTCGCCATGATGTTTTCACAGAGAAGCCAGCAGCAACCGCAGCAACCGCCGTCCGGCGCCGCCAAGCTCGAAGTCCGCACCATCCGGCCGCGCGATGTGCGCGCCGAGAAAGCGGGCGACACGGAATTTCTGGTCGGCCACGCCGCAAACTTCAACGTGCTGAGCGAGGACCTGGGCGGGTGGAAAGAGCGCATCATGCCGGGCGCGTTCGCGCGTGCGTTGCGTGAAGGGCAGGACATCCGGCATCTGATCAACCACGATCCGACGATGATCCTGGGCCGCACGAAGTCAGGCACCACGGTGTTGAGCGAAGACGGCGCCGGGCTCGCGTATCGCACCAAACTGGGCGGGCGCAGCTATGAACGGGACCTGTCAATCAGCGTCGAGCGCGGCGACATCGGCGAGTGCTCTTTCGGCTTCTATGCTCGCAAGCAAAAGTGGGTGGTCGAAGACGGGCTCGATGTGCGTGAATTGCACGATGTGGACCTGGTAGACATCTCGACCGTGACTTACCCGGCCTATCCCGGCACACAAGCCGCGCTCGATACCCGCGCACTCTTTCCGGACGGCATGCCCGCCGAGCTGAGAGACCGGCTGGCCGCGCGCGGAGCGAAACCGCCGAAAGCCGCCGTCGCCGCAGACCCCTGCCTCTGCACCTGCACGGCATGTGCCGGCAACGACTGCACGAACTGCACAGACACCAGTTGTAACGATCAAAACTGCACGGATTGCCCGATGCAGGCCGCACGCACGGCTCAGGCTGCAGCGTCGCAATTTTCTGCGACACTTGCGGCGGTGGAAGCACCGCACCGCGAGATGCGCGGGCGCATCATCCGCGGCGTCCGGCGGGCGCGCAAGGCGGAAGAAGAGCGCTCGGGAAGCGCGCCGAGACCGGAATTCCGCGCGTCCGTGCAATCCGATGGCACGCTCGAAATGCTGGTCTATGACGACATCGGCGAAAGCTGGGACGGCGACGGAATCTGCGTCAAATCCATGAAGCAGATGATCGACCAGGCCGGGACGCACGAGCGCTATAAGCTGCGTATTAACTCGGGCGGCGGCGATGTGTTCGAAGGCATCGCCATCCACAATATGCTGCGCGCGCAAGGCAAACCGATAGAGTCCTGTATCGACGGACTCGCGGCCAGCGCGGCCTCGGTGATTGCGATGTGTGGCGACAAGATCTCGATGGGCTCGAGCGCCATGATGATGATTCACAATTGCAGCTCGATGGCGTGCGGCTATGCCGCCGACTTGCGTAAAGAAGCGGATGTGCTCGACAAGATCTCGGAGTGTGCGGCTCAGACCTATGTGGACCGCACCGGGATGAAGCTCGCGGCCGTGCAAGCATTGATGGACGCGGAAACCTGGATGAGCGCACAGGACTGTCTCGATAAAGGATTCTGTACGGATATTATGGCGCCGCCGGTGACTCCCGGCGAGGAAGACGAGGAAGAGCGGGTGCGCGTGCTCGCCGCGTCCTTCCGATCGATGTACGGGTATCGCAACGTGCCGGAACGCTTCCGGCCGGAGCATCGCGGCCTGCTCGGCATGATCGAGCGCCGCCGGCTGCTCGCGACCAGCGCGCTTGAAAGCTTCGCAGTGAAATAGCCATTTCTGCCGGTGCAGAGAGTGCGGGATGCCGCTGCTTTGGATGGCAACTCCGATTCGCCGGCCCGTTCGTAAGGCCGCTCGCAGGGCGCGGGCGCAGTAAGCAAGTCACCACACTTTTAAACAACAGGAGAAAACTTTTATGGCACAGCTTTCCAAGGCCAGACAACTGCGCGAAGACCGCTTCAAATTGTCGCAGCAGGCAATGGCCGTTCTCGAAAACACCGCGCTCTCGAAAGAAGAGCGCCGCGCGAAGTTCGACGCGATGCAGAAGGATGTCGATGACATGAAGATCGACATCGACCAGGCGGAACGCGCAGAAGCGAATCTCGAAACCCGCGGCGCGGGTGCGCCTCCGAACGGCCGGGTCGATGGCGGTGCGGACGATCCCACGGTAAAGGCGGAGCAGGAGAAGCGCTACGAGGCTTCCTACCTGAACTATCTGCGCCACGGCTGGTCGCCCAAGCCCGACAAGGGCATCCGCGGCCTGGCCGCGCAGGATCTGGAGATCCTGACGCCGCACAAGCGCACCGAAAGCTTCGAGGCGCGCGACCTCGGACCGCAATTCCGCGATATGTCCGGCGGCGGCCAGGGCGCGTACCCCGGCGCGACGACCGGCTTCTTCGTGCCGGTGGGATTCGTCGATAAGATCACGGAAGCCATGAAGTACTATGGCCCGATGATTCAGGAAGGCGACCTTATCAACACCGCGACCGGGCAGCCTCTGCCTTTCCCGACCGACAACGATACGACCGTTGCGGGCGAGCTGATCGGCGAAGGAACCCAGGTATCGACAGGCGATGTCTCCATCGGTCAGATCACGTTCGGCGCCTACAAGTTCAGCTCTAAGCTGATCAAGGTGTCCATTGAATTGCTGAACGATTCGGCCTTCGATTTCAGCAGCTATCTGACGAAGAAATTCGCCACCCGCCTGGGCCGCGCGCGCAATACGTACTACACGACCGGCACGGGCACGAATCAACCGACCGGCATCATCACCGCATCGACGGCTGGTGTTACGGCCGTCGGGTCCTCGGGTAACGACGGCGGGTCCGGCACGGCGGCGAACTCCATCGGCTCGGACGATTTGATCGCGGTGGAGCATTCGGTCGATCCCCTGTATCGGCCTGGTTCGAAGTACATGTTCCACGACGCCACGCTGAAGTCTTTGAAGCAGCTCAAGGACAAGTACGGCCGTCCGCTCTGGATGCCCGGCCTGGCCACGAAAGAGCCCGACTCGATCAACGGCTACGCCTACGCGATCAATAACGACATGGCGCAGATCGCGACCACCAATAAAACGGTGGCCTTCGGACAGCTCAAGCTCTACACCATCCGCCAGGTCATGGACATGAGCATCCTGCGTCTCGAAGAGCGCTTCGCCGATTACGGGCAAGTGGGCTTCCTCGCGTTCCACCGCTCCGACGCCAACCTGCTCGACGCCGGTACGCACCCCGTGAAGTATCTCACCCAGGGGTAACTGGTGATTCACACCACCTGCGATTACTGCTTTCGCCAGTTTGGCTACCAGGCTGGCGAAGCGGCGATCTGCCTATCCTGCGGGCTGGAGAATATCCGGCCCGCAGTACTTGAAGTCGCGGTGTCGCGCTCCACGCCCGAAGCTGCCGTGCAATCCCGGCCGGGCACCATACGGCGCAAGCCCCGCAAACAGAACACGAACTGATCCATGGGATACTGCAAGGCCACCGCGTTACCCACGAGCGAGCCAGTGACGCTCGACATGGTGAAGACGTTCATGAAGCTCTCCATTGCCTACACGATGGAGGACATGCTCATCCTGGGTCTGATTCAGGCCGCGCGCGAAGAGGGCGAGCTGATCAGCGGTCTCGCACTGGCGCAGCGACCCTGGCGCATGGTGCTGGATTCGGCTCCGTACTACACGGACACCGTGCAGAGCCAGCTTGCGTATCCGCCCAGTTACTATTCGCTGCCGCGATACTCCACCACTTTGTGGAACTACTCGCAGATGATCAAACTGCCCTATCCGCCGGCAGTCAGCGTGCAGCAGATGCGCTACATCGACACCAACGGAAACGCGCAAGTGCTTCACCAGGACACCGATTTTATCTTCGACAGGCAGAATGAGCCGGCGCGCATCTTCCCGATCCCCGGATCTTATTGGGCCGCGAACCTGTATGTCGCGAATGCGCTCGAAATCGATTTCACCGCGGGTTACGATCCCGATCCCTCGGCGGTGGATACGCATGATGTTACGAGCACGCCGCCGAACCAGCAGCCGGAATCGACCATCGTCACGGGAATCCCGCAACGCATAGTTCTCGGAATACTAAATTTGGTGACCTTCTGGTATAACAATCGCGGCTCGGTAGGCGACGTGCCGCAGAAGTGGGCGCAGCCGTTTGTGAACAGCCGGATTGACGATTGGCAGCCGACCAGGGGATAGATGGCATCCTTCGTCACATTCAACGAATCCGGGCATCCCGTACTCGACATCGGACGCATGCGGCACCAGGTCACGATTCAGCAGTCTGTTTCGAAGAGCCCGAGCGCCTATGACGCCGGAGGCCCGGTAACCGTCCCGCAAACTGTAGCCACGGCCGCGGCGGCAATCGACACGGTGCGCGGGACGGATGTAATCAAGGGCGGGCAGACCGCGACGCAGCTATTTCTGACGGTGGGGATGTGGTACTTGCCGGGCATTCAGCCGAACATGACGGTGCTGAGCGATAACGGCAGCATCTATGTGATCCAGAGCATCGAAAATATCCGCGAACTGAATGTGGTGTTGATTCTCAACTGCCTGGCAATCGGGGCGAACCAATAACCCGCGCTTTGTGCGCGCGCACAAAATGACCACCCAGCCCTTAGTCACCTGCGTCTGCCCCACCATACCGGACCGCCGCGCCTGGCTGCCGCGCGTGCTGGAATGCTTCGCGGCGCAGACCTACGCGAATAAGGAACTGCTGTTTGTGGGCGACGTACGGGTGCATGCAGAACTGCTGAGTCGGCACGCGCTCTATGGGACGCGGTTCGTCAGCAGTGATGCGCCCCTGGGGATCAAGCGCAATGC